CTCTAGATCAGATAAAGGAGGAGTATGATTCTGCACGCCCAGAAAAGATTGAGAAGGTTTCAGAAGCATTTGACACTTTTAAAGACAATTTAAATCATATTAAATCACTATCAGATTTTACAAATACATTTGATAGTTTTAAAGAGAACTTAGAAAAAGTTGAAACTGTTTCTCAAGAGATCTCTACAATAAAAGAAGATTTAAAGGAATTAATTAGAAAGGAAGATCTTGATAGTGCCATGATGGCACAACTTCTTTTCGTGCAGGAATCTATATCTAAAATTGAATCTAAAATATCTTCTATCAATGGAGAAACTGTAGATAAAATTAAAGAGGATTTTTCTAATCTTTCTAACTCGGTAGAATCTTTTATTGATATTGATGTACCAAAATATAAAAAGTTGGTATCAGAATCAGAAGTTAGAGTAGATGATAGGTTTGCAAAATTTAAAGGAGAGGTTGAGGAAAATTTAGATACAATTAAGTCTGATACTAATAAAGAAGTTACCAGTGCTTTAAAGACTGTTGAAAGTCTTAATGAAAAAATCATTTCCGACATCAAAAATGATTTTAGAAAAACAACTAAAGATGTCAATAGTACTGTAGCAGACTTAGTAGAAAAAGAACTTCCAAAATATAAAAAGTTTTTTGTAGAAACTGAATTAAGGACTGAAGAAAAAATTAAAACTTCAATTGATTCTTATCAAGAAATAATTGAAAACTTGAATGCAAAAGTAAAGGAATTTACTGAAAATGAAATACCTAAGTATAATAATCTTCTAATTGAGAGTAAAATTAAATCCGAAAAGGAAGTAAAAGAATTAGAGGAACAGGTTCTTTCTAAAGTTAATACACTTACAGAAAAGATTGAATCTATTTCTGGAGGAATTTACGAAAAAACTGAAGAAAAGATTGGAGAACTTCAGTCTGTCATAGAGGAATATAAAGGAGAGATTAATTCAATATCAAAAACTTACGATAATTTATATAAAGATTTTAAAAAAAGAGAAATTAGTGATAATGAAAAATTAGAACATTATTCTAGTGAGATTGAGAGATATCATAAAAGGTTTGATTTCTTAGAAGAAGCTGTAACTGAAGATCTTAGAGAAATTCAAGGTAATTTAATTACATCAAACGAAAATTATCATGCAAGTCTTAAAACTGAAGTAAGTAAGTTTAGAGATAAAATTTCTGACCAGATGAAAGGTCTTGAGATAGATCTTGTTGTCAATGAAAAGCATGTCAATAAACAGAATGAAACTATTGAGAACATCCGAGAAGAAATAAAGGAAGTTTTTGATAAACTTCAGTTAGACAAACTAGAGAAAAAAAATAAAGAATTAGTTGATAAAATAAACTTTATTGAAGAAACGATATCAGACTTCAATGAGAAAAAACTTTTAAAAGAGGATAACCCAACCTTACCTGGAGATCCATCTACAAAAAATTCTGGGGATCCATTAACTCCTCTAAATCAAAAGTTCGCAACACTCGACGATCTTCAAAATCATTACAGAACATTCATTAATAGAATTCAACAACAAATTGCTACCATTGGTGGTGGCGGTGCTGGGTTCATTAAAGATCTTGACGATGTAACATTTGACCAGACTACAGGACAAGGACAGTTATTAATTTATAATGGTGCTAAATGGATAGGTATTGCCAGTACAGCAGTTGGTGGTGGTGCTGCATCTGAATTAGCAGAAGATGCAACAGGAACTAACTTAACTTTAAGTGGAAACTTAAATGTCACTGGTGATATTATATACGATGAAGCAAATGCTAGAAATTGGAATGTAAGTGGAGTAGCAACTGCAACTAAGTTGCATGTTGGTGTTGATACTGGTTTTTATAGTGAAGACCTAGTTGTAAATGGTGACGCAAGAGTTACTGGAATTTTAACAATTGGCACAGGATCAATTACTCTTGATCCAAATGAGAGAAAAATTACTGGTATTGATGAGATAATCATTGGTACTGCAACAACTGTAAGAATACATCAAGATACATCTGGAGAAATTGTTTTTAGTGATAGGGAGGGTAAACAAGCATCTGTTGGAATTGGTACGACAGTCTCTATCAATACAACTGGTATTGTTACTGCTGCTACTTTGAAAGCAACAACTGCTTTCTATCCACCAATTTATACAACAGTACAAAGAGATGCTGGTTCATTTAGTGAGGGGGCAATAATTTTTAATACTACAAGTAAGAAAATGGAGTTCTATGATGGAACTAATTGGCAGTCACTACCTGGTATGACTCTTGGTCTTACTGTGGCACTTGATGGTTGATAAATAATAAAGAGTAATTACTCTTTTGAATGGCTAAGAACGGCAAATGTAAAGCAGGATATTATTACTGCTACACTGACGAAAAATGTAAACCCATACCCAAAGGGTTTAAGATGGTTGGTCGTGCCGGATATCTCCGTAAGGAGAATGGTCATTCTGTGGATGATGATGAGAATAAGAATGGAAATGGTTCCAATGGGAATGGTTCCAATGGAAATGGTAATGGTTCTAATGGAAATGGTAATGGTGGAGGAGTAAGTGAATCGAAAAGTGGTGATTCTTCTCTGCGTGACTGGTTTGGCAAGAGTAAGTCTAGTGATGGCAAGCCTGGTTGGGTTCAACTGGGTGGGAAATACGCTGGAAAACCTTGTGCCAAGCAACCAGGACAAACTACAAAACCAAAGTGTGGTTCCAGTAAAATGAAACGCAATCTCTCTAAAGATGAAGAGCAAGCAGCGTTTCGTAGAAAAAATGCAAAAGATCCAAATCCAAATAGATCAGGGAAGGCAATTAACGTGAAGACAGAAGAAACCATCCTAGAAAAAGATATGCTTGATAAGCAAGGTAATGATAAGTTTGATCGTTATAAGCGTATGATTCGCCATAAGCAGGACAAGCATGGTCGTGCTTCTGTAATGGATAAAATTAAAACTGGCAAAGATTATAAAACTGAGGAATTTACAACCTTACCTCTTCAGGTTGAGGTTCCTACAGAGATTAGAGATTTTAATCTTGGGTTGATGTTCCGAGAAAGTTTAGATAATAATAGTGGAATGCTGTTCATCTTTGATGAAGTATGTAAGCAGTCATTCCATATGACCGAAACAAAAATTCCTCTTGATATTGCTTTTATTAGAGAAGATGGAATTATTGAGAGTATTAAGCAATTAGAACCAAATGATACAAATCCAGTTTCATCTGATTATGAAATTATTTGTGCATTAGAAGTTAATCGTGGATGGTTTGCTGAAAATAATGTAGAAGTTGGAGATGAAATTGACATTGAAGAAGCAGCAGGAGAAAAAGATGCCTGCTATCACAAGGTCAAATCTCGTTATTCCGTATGGCCTTCTGCATATGCCTCCGGTGCTTTGGTTAAGTGTCGTAAGAAAGGTGCTGCTAACTGGGGCAATAAAACCAAAAAAGAAGAGTTTTCTAATTGGAGGTCTGAATATAAACCAACTGAATATGAATTTACTGATTTGATTACGCCAGAACCTTTACAACCAACTGAAGGTCTTGGATCAAAAATGCTTGATGAAAAGTGTTGGAAGGGTTATGAGAAAAAAGGTATGAAGACTATGTTTGGAAAAAGATATCCAAACTGCGTAAAGAAAGAAGAAATTGAGCAGATAGATGAAAAAGAAGGATGTATGCATAACCATAAAGGGGAAGAGTGTCCCGTTCATGGTGCTAAAGAATGTCCAACATTAGAGAAAGTGGATGAGGCAGTACAAGTTCCCAGAAAAACTGGAAATATTATAATGGTCTACCTCACTTTTAGAGGTAAGATGTATGGTATTAAAATGTTCTTCCCTTCAGTGAAAGTCCCAAGTAGATCTGATATTCAAAGTCAAATTGAAAAAGTTTATCCCGGCGGTAAAGTAAGATCATACCAGGTTTCAGACTATGAACCAGGAGAACCAGTTCTCCACTCAGAGGGTGCAGCATGGACCAAGAAGTCTGGTAAGAATAAAGAAGGTGGTCTCAATGAAAAGGGACGTAAGTCTTATGAAGCAGAGAATCCTGGTTCTGACCTGAAAGCACCATCTAAAAAGAAAGGTAACAAAAGAAGGGCATCATTCTGTGCAAGAATGAAAGGTATGAAGAAAAAACTAACCTCTGCTAAAACTGCAAGAGACCCGGATAGCAGAATCAATAAATCACTTAGAGCTTGGAACTGTTGATAGATTATGCCTGATAATGTATACCTTGGTAACCCTAATCTAAAAAAAGCAAATACTGCAATTGAATTTACTCAAGAACAAATTCTTGAGTTTATGCGATGCAAAGAAGATCCTGTATATTTTGCTAACAAATATATAAAAATTGTCTCTTTGGATGAGGGACTTACTCAGTTTCATCCATATCATTTCCAAGAAAAGTTAATTAATAATTTTCATGAAAATAGATTTAACATCTGTAAAATGCCCCGTCAAACTGGCAAAAGTACTACAGTTGTTTCTTATCTTCTTCATTATGCGGTATTC